GATGCAAATGGTGCTGCCGAGCTGCGCGTCCAGAAGCGTGCCGCCGGTGAGCGCGCGTCCGCTCTCGGCCATGTTGACCGCGAGCGTGTCGGTCGCATCCGGATTGACGCCGGCGTAGCTCGGCAGCGCCGCAGTGAGCACCCCTTGCGGCGCCGGGCCGACGATGCTGCCGACCTGGGTGTAGGAGCTACCGTCCGTGGACAGCCAGACGTTGGCGCCGCCCCAGTTGGGATCGGCGACGCCCGACGCGCCGCCGGATGCCGCGATCCATACCTGCGCGGTCGCGCCGACCAGCGCCGCCGGCGGCTCGAAGATGATCGGCGTGTTGACCGGATCGGTGGCGACGCCGCGGTTGATCGGGTTGTTGGTGACCGCCTGGGTCGCATAACGGGTGGCGGTGGCGACGCCGAGCGGGAATTCCTCGGCCGTCACGCTGAGAAAGCCGTTTTCGTCCTCCTCAATTTCGGTGATGCGGATCGCCGCGTCGGCGAGCCCGAGAATCGAATCCGTGACGGTGACGAGGTCCATCGGATCGAGCAGGCAATATTCCCAGGACAGGCGAAACTTGTAGGTATTGCGGATGTAGACGGCTCGCTGCAGGATGAGCTGCCCCGAGATCAAGCCGACGTTCTGATCGCAGATTTCGTGCGCGGTGACGGTCGGCGCGATGCGCATGCCGTAAAGCTCGATGGCGTTCTGGTCGCGCGATTCGACGCTCGTAAGATTATAGGCGTTGTCGCGTTCGGCAATTTCGAGGCGCCAGACATTGTAGGCCTCGTACGGGTCGGACCGCGTCACCTGCAACGGATCTTCGTTGTTCTCGACCTTGAAGTCGTCATCGCCGAGATTGTAGATCGGCGTGACGTTCGGATTGAAGGTGATGCCGTTGCCCGCAACCGAGCCGTCGCCGTACGGAATGAACCTCAACAAGCCTCCCGACCAGACCGCCGCCGTGTTGGTCAGCTGCAGCCATCGCCCCAGTATAGAGGACGCCTGCTCCTGATCGGTCAGCGCCGGCGACAGCGCGAGCCCGATCGCACGGCAATAGGTCTGATACGACGCGGCGCCGCCGCCGCTGAACAGCGACGTCGCGTCGATCGAGGCTTGCGGAAAGCCGACGCCGTATTGGGCGTTGGTGAGAAGATCGGACACCACGAGAGCCGGATCGGCGTCGACGAACGCGTAGCCCGCCCCGGTGCCGACCGCGTCGGACGAATTGTATTGCAGCTGGCCATAGCCACTGCCGTAACGGATGCCTTGGACTTCGAAGTTGTGATTGTCGAGCGTCGCAGTGTCGCCGAGACTGTAATCGGACGCGCACACATAGGCCGAGCCCTGGTACGCCAGCGCCTGCGACGGATAGGCGGTCGAAAGATAGCTCCAGACGCTTTGCGGCGTCGACCCCGGGAACAGCGACAGCCCAAGCCCGCTCAACGTATAGACCGACTGGTTCTTCCAGACCTGGTTGATGCCGACGATCGGCCCCTCGCACAGCGCAAGCAGCACCGCGGCGCTGTAGGTGTAGCTCACCGTGCCGCTGCTGCTGCCGAACAATCCGCCCTTGCCACCGTTGCTGCCTTTGCCGCCGCCACTTTCTTGCGTCTGAAAATTGTTGTACCAGACGACGTTCGGCGCGAGCTTCGACATGCCCCAGACGATCGGAATGGGCAGCGTATTGACGGCGGTCTGGATTTGGAGCCCGGTATAATCGGGCGTGGTCGCCGCCTGCGACGCACTGCCAAATAGGCTGCGAAAGCCGCTCATTGTTGTTTGGCCCAAAGGCTGAAGAACCGCGGGCCGCGCGCGGCATCGGACAGAACGCTGTTCTGCCGCGTTTCCTCTTCGAGCACGCGCCGCGCCGGGTGAAAGGCGTGCACGATCGTCACCGGCTCCGCCCGGGTGACGATGCCGCCGTGCGAATAGCAACGGCCGTACCGCAGAACCATGATATCGCCGGGAAGCGGCGTTGCGACCTCGGCGCAGCGATCGAACAGAAACGAGAGATAGCGTTCCTCCGCCCGATGCAAATGCCAGTCGATCGGATACGGCCGCGGATCGAATGGCGGGCACAATCCGGTATCCACGAACACCCGCACCAGCAGCATGCCGCAATCGACGCCGGCCCCTTTCACGTCGGCGCAATTGTGGTACGGCGTGCCGATCCACGACCGCGCCGCCGCCACCACGGCCGCGCGCTCCGCGCTCTCGTTGTGCGTCATGGTTCGATCCGAATTTTTGGGGATGTTGAAGACGAAAAACCACGTGTAAATCGAGCGATTGCCCTGACGGGCGCCACTACCTTGTGACGCTAAAGCGCCATTGTCGCTGCGGCACCCAGGGACAAATCGCAGATATTCGAGAGATTATTGAATTTGGCCGCAAAGGCCTTCGCAAGCTTAAATGCTAGGCCGCGGCCAATACGGCCCTCTTGACGGCCTGCGCAAGGCGACCGAGCGGAACAGCGTCTTCGGATAAAGATAATCTTCTCCAGATTCGTCGATGACCCGCAGGAGGCCAATCTTTTCCGCAGTCGCATCGCGGACCACGATATAATTTTTGCGCCTTTCGAGTGAAACCGGATAGCCCTCGTTGCTCACGCAGACGACCAACTGTTTAGCCGATTTTGCCATGGTATGCGTCTTCAAAGCAGATGCTTGATCTTGAATTCCTCACGCCAGATCCCGGCGGCCTCGTACCAATGTATTTCAGCCGTATGGATGGCACCATCGGCAAGTCGGACGCGAGCGATACCCTTGCGCTTGCGCCATCTATCGCGGCCGTAGACCTTACGCAACCTGGCGAATTCGCGAATCCAAGATCCGCAGCGAAAGTCAAAAAAATCCGATATTTCGCCGGGAATTTCGAATTGCATCGGTTCATCGATGTCGGAGCTACCGTATTCCGTCAATGGCGCGCCTTGCCGTTCAAATCGCCGTCTGCGGCGGCGGAACATAGGGAAACCCGCGGAAGTTCGCCAGGTTGTTGAATTTAGCCTGACACGTCCCCGGCGTATGGTCGCAGCCGTAATAGACCGTGAAGCCGTCGCCGGCCGCCGGCACGCTCTGCAGCGGATAGATGAGCACAAGCGATGTGCCGGCGGCGACGGATCCGACGGTCGCCGTCACGCCGACATTGACGCCCGACGTGAAGGTGATCGAGCCCTGCCGATAATTCACGTTCGCTCCGGACCAATTGATCCGCGAAGCGGTCGAACCCGACCCCACGGTTCCGCTCGCGCCGTAAGCGTTCTTCACCAGGGTGCAGCCGCTGTCGTAAAGCGCGTGCAGGCAGGTCGGCTGGTAGACGTTGCGCGGCATGTCGATATCGAGCAGCACCAGGTCGGAATTGACCGTGAGCTTGGCCGAGGTCCGCCCGATCTGATCGACCGTGCCGAGGCGGCCCTTGAACAGCGTCACCGAACCGACCGCGGTGCCGCCGATCTGGTCGGAGAAAAACACGCGGTCGCGCTCGATCTCGCAGCCGTCGAAGGTGCCGTCGCGCAACGCCTGCAGGAACGGCGCGCCGCCGGAAATGGTGTCGGTCGAGCGCGCCGCGACGGTGACCTGTTGCTGATCGACCTCGAGCCCGACCGAGGCCTTGTATTTGAGGCCATCGACCAAAATCGCATTGCCGAGATAGGAGTTGCCGCTGTAGCTGAACGATACGTCGACATTGGTGTAGCGCAGGATCAATCCCGAGCGCAACGTGAAGGTGAAGCAATCGGCCATGTAGAGCGGCACGTCGGGGTTCGCGCGCGCCGTGTTCAGATAGCTGATGAGGGCCGAGGATGCCGGCTTCATGGCTTCACACTGCGGAATTTCATGCTGTCGAGCTTCCAGAGGTTCGACATGAACTCCTCGAAGTCCATCTGATCGTCGAGGAAGCGGCAGTTGAAGGCATAGGCGAAGTCGGCGGATATCACCGCGCCGGCGCCGGGCGCCGCCGTGAACGTAAGCGTGTTCGGCGTCGTGAGGCTGTAGCCGCTCGACGGCTGCGCGGTGCCATTGAGGTAGACGTTGGCGATCGAGGTGACCCAGCCGACCGGTTCGAGAAAACCGCCGAGCGACCGCATCATCGCGAACGCCGTTGTCGCGCCGTCGCCGGTCGCGAACGCCTGCCCGGTGACCGCATCGTCGTCGGGATCGACATAGAGGAACGTGCCGAACTGGCCTTGCAGCTGAAGAAAAAATCCCATCAGGCTCTGCAGGCTCGATGCGCCGAGCCCGGCAAACGCGCTCGCCGAGGAGGTGAGGCCGCCATAGGCTGCTTCGAACTCGTAGAGCGGATAGCTCATCAGGGCGACGCGGACCTCCCGCCCGGAGACGTGCGAGGCGACGCGGGTCGAGAACCCGGGCTTTTTGTGCCGCGACCAAGTCAGGCCGGGCAGTGTCGGCAGCGAAGGCGGGGTCGTCATGAGCGCACCGTGCGCAATTTGAGGGATTGCAGCGTGTAGAGCGTGGCCATGAATTCTTCCAAATCCTCGCTGTCGTCGTCGAAGCAACAGAGCAAATACCAGTCGAAGTCCGCGGTGACGGCGACGCCGGCCGCCGGTGCCGTCGCGAACGTCACGGCAGGCGCGGGCGCCGCGGCGTTGACGGCAAATCCGCCCGTCTGTTCGATGCCGTTGAGATAGACCGCCGCCACCGCGCCGACACCGGCGGGGAAAAGCGTGTAGCCGCCGACTGAGACGACGAACGAAAATACCGTGGTCGTGCCGTCTCCGGTGCCGAGCGCCTGACCGGCGACCGGCGACAGCGTCGGCGGCTCGAAATAGAACGACGCCTCCTCGCCCTGGCACTGCGCGAAGAAGCCGACGATCTCCTGCAACTCGGTCGTCGGCGCGACCATGCGCAGCACGTCGTAGTCGAGCTCGATCCGCCACAGCGGCGCGACGTATTTGGCCGCGCGAACCTCGCGGCCGGAGACGTGGAGCGCGGACGCGGTCGCAAACAGCGGCGACAATTTGACCGACCAGCCGAGCGTCGGCACCGCCGGGAACACCGGATACGGGCCCGGCAGCGGCGGCGCGTCCGGCACCAGCGGGGTGAGGAACGGCCCCTTGCCGCCGACCCAGTTTCCCGCCGGCCAATCGCCGACGTCGCCCCACACCGCGGTCATTTGCGGAAAGATCGGAAACGGCCGCGCGTCCCAGTTCCAGGCCGACATGAACGCGGTCTGGATCAACGGCACGCCGCCGCTCGAGGTGACATTGTTCCCGTCGGTGACCCAATATTCATAGATCGCCTGCAGCGCCAGCAGCTGCAATTCATCGTCACGCCGCGGCGCGTAGCCGCCGGCAACGCTGGCGCTCGGATCCCAGATCGACCAATAGGGCGTCGCGCTCTCGGTCGAGGCCGGATCGTAGAACACGTTGGGCTGGTTGGTGCCGCGGTCGCACGCGGGGTAGCCGTACTCGGCGAACGTGATCGACTTCGACTGCGGCACCCATTCGGTGAACGGCCCGTGCGGCGACCACCCGGTGCCGTCGCCGTCATCGTAGATGGCCTGGTGCGGATTGTTCCACCACCAGCGCAGCTGCTTGTTGGCGAGCAATTGCTGATTGGCAGCGTATGCATTGCGCGATTGCGT